AGGAAACATTGAATGAAAATTACAAACACATTACTCCTGTAAGTTTGTTTATAAAAGCAGATACTGAATTCAAGAAGTTTAAGGTTTCGGCTCAGAAAGAAGTTAATTATTTGGTAAAGGAGTTTGAGTGCCGTAAGGCAGCAGATAGTTATGCCCGTTCATCTACTGCTCGCACTGGAGTTTTGGATACTGCCCGTCTTCATACTTACAAGTATAACGAAGACCTTTTCAAGAAAGTCACTGTAATTCCTGATGGTAAAAATCACGGGCTGGTGTTTGTTCTGGACTGGTCTGGTTCTATGTCGCAAGTTCTTACTGACACTTGCAAGCAACTTTTCAATTTGATTTGGTTCTGTAAAAAAGTTTCCATTCCGTTTGAGGTTTATGCTTTTACGAATGAATGGCGTCGTGGTGAATACGATTATGCAACTGGAGTATTCAAAGCTGCTGACCGAACTTGTCATTATGAAAAGAAAGAAAATCTTCTTGCCGTTGATGAAACTTTCTCATTAATGAACATTCTTACTAGTAAAGTTTCTGGGAAAGAACTGGAGCATCAAATGATAAACATCTGGCGTCTTGCTGTGTATTTCGGCGACACCTATCAAACTCCTTACACTTATCCCAATCGTTTGTCTCTTTCTGGAACTCCTCTGAACGAAGCACTGATTTCTCTTCACCAAATCCTCCCTAAGTTTCAACGTGAAAATAAACTGCAGAAAGTTCAGTGTATTGTTCTGACTGATGGTGAGGCAAATCATCTCCCTTATCATCGTGAAGTTAAACGTGCTTGGGAAAGTGAACCTTATATTGGTTCTGCAGGAATTAATCCTCACAGAACTTTTCTCCGTGACCGTAAACTTGGAACTACTTACAAGTTTGATTATGGATATCATCAGTTTACCGATGCCCTTCTTCGCAATCTCAAAGATAAGTTTTCTTCCGTAAACTTTATTGGTATTCGTGTTCTTGAAAGCCGCAATGCCAATCGTTTCATTAATCTTTATCACAAAGAAACTGATAAAGAGTATCAGAAAATTCAGAGTGATTGGAAGAAACTGAGGAGTTTTAACATTACTAATTCTGGATATGATGCTTACTTCGGTCTCTCTGCAACTGCTCTGTCTCAAGATACTGAGTTTGATGTTGCTGAGGATGCTACCAAGTCTCAAATCAAATCTGCTTTTGTAAAATCTCTTAAAACTAAAAAATTGAATAAAAAAGTTCTTGGTGAGTTTATTTCTCTCGTTGCCTAAATACCTAGAAAGTATCTGTAAATATGAAGACCTATCAGCAATTTGCGATTGAGGCATATGATCGTTCCACTGGTCGTCCTCATCGTGGAACAGATTATAAAGGTAGAGATTATGGTGGACATCCTGATGACAACCCAACTGTAAAAATTCCTCTATCTGGAGTGATGCAGGGTGGTTGGTCTAAAGATAAAAAAGAAAAGAAAAAGATTAAAGAAGAAATTGATTTGAATGAAACTTCACTTACTCGTATAATGAGTAAGTCAAAGAAAGGTGGAATGGCAATTATGTCCGCTCAACGTGGTGATAAGTCAAAGGCAGAAAATAAAGCACGTTCTAGACAACTGGAGCGTGATGTGAGAGGTGCTGGTCTTCCTGGTCCCACAAAGGTTGCTGGTAGATATACAGAAAATCCAGGCACTCCTCAGGAGAAAAAAGTGGGAGAGAAATCTCACGTCATTACTCCAGGTAAAAAAGGTAAAAGAAAGTTCAAGAAAGCAATTGAAAAATTGGGCAAAAAGTATAACCAAGACTCCGTTTTAATTCAACGTAAACCTGGCGGAAGTTCAACACTCAAAGGAACCTCTAAAACATCTTGGCCAGGTAAAGGAAAGAATGTTAAAATAGGAAGTATGAAACCAGGTAGAACTGGTGAGTTTGATACCAAAGTTAAAAACAAAACATTTACTGTTGAGAATTAAAATGAAAAACAAATTTCCATTAGATCATGTAGTTAAATATGACACCAAAGAAATTTGGGTCAGATGCGATAGTTCTATTACTGCTATGGGCATCAATGCTATGGTTGAAAAATATTACCCAGGATTTAAAGGTCACATTGGAAGTCAAGAGTATCTCGCAGAACTCAAAAACCAGTTGATCAACTGACCACCAAGGGGTCGTAAAGACCCCTTTTTTGTTGTATAATGACTTCAGTTGAAAAACACCCCAACATCATGTCCCGCATTCAAATGACCGACGATCAAATTTTTACTGATCTTAAAAATACTTTCGGTAAGAATGTTACTTCTGCCGATATTCGTGGTTATTGCGCTTCTAAAAATCTTTCATATCCCACTGTTACTAAACGACTTGAAAACTTTAAGGTTGGTCGTGCTAAGTGGAATTTGGAAGTGACCCAACAAAAAGTTCAGGAGATTGAACGTTCTTTTAGTAATGTTGCTGTTCTTCCTGAAGTTCATCAAAATCTCATTCCGCAAAAAGATGATACTTTCGTCAAGTTTGGTAACTTTAACGATATTAAAAAAATTATTCAATCCCGTCTTTTCTATCCTACGTTCATTACGGGTCTTTCGGGTAATGGTAAAACGTTCTCTGTTGAGCAAGCGTGTTCTCAACTTGGTCGTGAACTAATTCGTGTCAATATCACTATTGAAACTGATGAGGATGATTTGATTGGTGGTTTCCGTCTGGTAAATGGAGAAACTGCTTGGCACAATGGTCCTGTAATTGAAGCACTGGAACGTGGTGCTATTCTTCTGTTGGATGAGATTGACCTTGCCTCTAACAAAATCCTCTGCCTGCAATCTGTTCTTGAGGGTAAGGGTGTCTTCCTTAAGAAGATTGGCAAGTTCATCAAACCTTCCCCTGGTTTCAACGTGATTGCTACTGCCAACACTAAAGGTAAAGGTTCTGATGATGGACGTTTCATCGGCACCAATGTTCTGAACGAAGCATTTTTGGAACGTTTCCCCGTGACCTTTGAGCAGTCTTATCCTGTCCCTGCTACTGAGCAGAAGATTTTGGAAGGCATTGCTTTGGACCTTGGCGTGAAAGACCGTGACTTCTGTAAGCGTCTTGTGGACTGGGCAGACATTATCCGCAAAACCTTTTACGATGGTGGTATTGAGGAAATCATCAGCACTCGTCGTCTGGTTCACATCATCCGTGCATACTCAATCTTTGGTGACAAGGCAAAGGCAATCCAAGTGTGCGTCAACCGATTTGATGATGAAACCAAGCAGTCTTTCTTGGAACTCTATGACAAAGTGGATGTTGATTTTCAACTGCCAGTTGACGCAGAACCTCAATCCTGATAGAATACAAGGAGGTTAATGTGCCTCCTTTCTTTTTGTAATTTACTATGAAATCCAATGTCTGAAAATTTTGAAACTCTTTACGAAAGCTCTTTGGAAAGCAATCCATCCTTTACTAATTCTGGATTGAAAGGTGGAATGTATGATGATTTTGAACTTCCCTTACCTGGACTTGATACATTGAATATTGGAACTCCTATTTCTAAAAACGAACAAGATAAAATTGTTTTCTCCACATCCAATGTTGTGAATGGATTTGGAAACAATCATATTACTCTTAATATGCCATCTGGATCAAATCTTCCATATCCTTACAATACTAAGAATTCTGAAGATACAAATAAGAATGGTTTCTGGAAATACGAAGAAGACAAAACTTTTAAAGCAGTAGAGGACTATATTTCCAGCACCTATCATTCTCACTATACTTCTGAACAATCCAAAACCCAAACTCTTGACCTGATTGAAAGTATTGGTGATGCAGAAGCATTTACTCGTTCTAATGCCATCAAGTATCTTTCTCGTTTTGGTAAGAAGAATGGTAAGTCTAAACAAGATATTCTAAAGGCAATTCATTATTGCATTCTTCTCTATCATTTTGCAGGTCTTCATAAGAAACCCGTCAGTGATTATCCGTATTGATTGTGAAACTTAAAGATAAAACTATGAAACTCTCTGATAAAACTCTCAACCTTCTCAAGAACTTTTCTGGAATTAATCAATCTATTTTGGTTAAAACTGGAAACAAACTTCGCACAATTTCTGTGATGAAGAACATTCTTGCAGAAGCAATTGTTGATGAGGAATTTCCTAAAGATTT